CGTAGATATCACTTGGTTTTCTCAAGTTGTATGTATTTCCTTTTTGCATCAAAAATACACTAGTTGTTCACTCCAAATAAAATTCTTTCAACTAAAATTTAAGCCAATATTGTAAGAACCTTTTATCATCTTGACCAAGTGAGGGCTGATCAATTTGAAATCGATTCTTAGTATACCTTAATAAGTCATAAATACTTGAAGATAGTACTGGTTTTTCTTTTCTTTCTCTAATCTTTCGAGCAGCAGTTCTCACCTCCCAACTGTAACTGAAGTCTCCTAGTTCGAAAGGATGAGGTCTGTATTCAAAGAGACTTTTCGCCTTGAGCATTATCCGCTCAAATATTTTTCCATTAAGATCTGCATTCGGTACTATTAAGGCACTCTTCGTGTTCAAAACTTTTTGTTCAAAAGTTTTTAATTTAACAAAGAACTTCTTTAAAAGTTCATTCGCCTCAAAATTATGAGGAGCACTAAAACAAGAAGTGATAATCCTATCGGATGCCCCAAAAGGATTTCGTAAATACTCAGGGAAAAGAGCTTTTTCCATTACTTCATATTTACTCCTACCAGCTTCTCCGTAATAGTTCTGAACTTTTAGCATCGAATAAGGTTTTTCATAAAGTGGATTACACCGTACATTCTTCATGGTACAAGGATCTGCAACATGCCCTGTAATCTTTGTTAGCATTCTTGAAAAATCATCTGCACTTATACCGGGATAACCTTTAAAGAAAATTAAAGAATCATCACCGAATACTTTGATTAGATACAACTCAGGAGGAATACCCAAAGCATGACAAGTTAGTGTAAGATTAATCCAATTTACTAAGTTTCCAATTATACTCGTAAAAGGAGAACCAGTTGGGATGGATTTAGAAATTCTAAATACAAATCCACCTGGTATAGCAACATTCTTATATAAGAAAGAAGCTAATTGATTTAGAAACAACCTATCGACCTCATCACCCTCTGGAAAACATTGTCGTAGTATACAAAAGGATGAAATAATAATTTCCTTATGTACCTTTTGATCAAAGCGCTTAAGATCAAATTCTAACACCCAATCAAAATTCGTTTCATTAAATTTGATATAATTATGAAAATAACCATTAAAGAAACTTCCTCCAAGAAAAATCTCATTCGTAAGATTATTCTTCTGAATAATCTGTAACTTCTGATAAAATTCTTGAATTACACTTAATGAAACTATCTTCTGGACCCCTTCTGGCATTAGGAGAAGTCTAGATCTTAAATCTTGTCCGATTTTCATCTCTGACATTAATCTACTACGACCACCAACAGCCCATAAGGATCGATCCCCTGTAATTGACGAACTAATTTCTTTATAATATTCATAGGCTATTGGCCTTAAATAATCATCAGTGTTCGAATGCCGAGAATTTTTGAAAAGATACTTACTGAAAAGCCCACTTGAAGCTTTTCTATTCGTATCAACCAGAAAACAATTCTTAGCGTCTAGATGTTCTATATAAGGTAATTCTATTTTATAAAGTAAAGGTCCAACTATATCAAGTATTTGTTCAGCACTATATTCACATTGAACAGGTTCCACGAAAGCCTCGAATTCTTTTATCTGAGAAAGCCAAGCTCCCGTCACACAATACTTTCTCTCAAAGTTTTTGTCTGAGAAAGAAGAATTCTCTTCAAGAAAAGAGACAGTCTCTGGAAGAAACCCAAAAACTTTCTGAGGAAGACTATTTATTTTGAAAGGTGTAAAACCCATGAAACTACAGGATGAACTTGTCTTGAATGGTAGTATTGATCTAATCCCTTCAGATAAGATTCTTTTCCTTCGAATTATCTCAAAACGTGTTATCTTCGGAAAGCTCATAGAGATATCAATACTTTTTTGAGACATCAAGAAAAATTTTCTTTTAAGTATACCTTTTGAATTCTTATACTTAAAGCAATTAAATTGAAGTTCACGTATAGTACTTAACTCCCTAACGACATGTTCAGTGACTTTTATGACAGTAAATTGTATTCGATTCTTTTTGAGTGAAGGACTATTATCCTTCTCTCTATAAGAAATCCAATTAAATTGAGTCATATATTCCAAGTAGAATGGAGGAGCAAATTCAAGTATGGGAGAAAACTTCTTAACCTTTTTGCCCCC